TCGAGCGCCTCTCAATAGGTTCTGGAGTAACTGATACAGCAAACACTGGTGCTCTTAATGTTGTAGGACCAATTATTGTTGCTGACGGTTATATAGACCCCAGTAGTGGTGTAGGTGGTGCAGACATTAGAACGGTTGGAATTGTAACAGCACAAATGGGATTTATGACTGGTGCTGGTACAACAGGTGTTCATATTGATGTTAATGGAAGTGTAATTACTTTCAGTGTTCCTGGCGTTGGTACTACTACTTTAACGTTGTTCTAATCTTATCATATTAAGCGGGGCTTGACAATAACCTAAATCATGATTAGAATATGTTTGTTGCTTTTGAAGAATGAGCTCTAAAGAAATAAAAAGCCCTATAAATTTTATCAAAAGTGATAGTCCTAAGCAAGTTTCCACAGAAACTTTTCCCTTAGTAAGACCCACAAACTTTGTTCGTCAAGTTTTTCCCGTTACTTATTATCATTTGTCAATAACTGACAATGATACTTTGAAGGAACTTCTTGTGAATAAAATTGTAGAAGATGCAAAGAACTTAGAGATCCCAGAGGGTTGGTTAACTAATAAGTTAATGACATCATTTGATGGAGAACCAAGAGGAAAAGAAATATTTTTTGGTGAAGATGATACATATCAAAAGGTACTAGAAAAAATATATGGTGCTTGTGTAAATGCCGTATTTGATGCACCCTATAAGATTGATATTGATGAAATATGGTATAATGTCTATATGGATGGTGAATGGCAGGAAGTGCATGATCACGTTGGTGGTCCCTATGGTTCACATTATTCCTGCATTCATTTTTTATCTTTTAATCCAGAAATTCATGAACCAGTTGAATTTAGGGATCCACTTGGACAACTTCGTAATTTGAGTGTTGAGTTGGATAGAAATAATTATTCACATATCTGGAATCCACACATTAAAGAAGGAGACTTTATAATGTTTCCGTCTTATCTGTCTCATTGTGTAAAACCAGGAAAACCAACACCAGACTATCCAAGAATTACAATAGCATTTAATTTTAGAGTTTTAGATTATCAAGGAGAATCTTGGAATGATTGATGTAGTAGATGATTTTTTAACAAAGGAAGAACTTGACTTTGTGGTTGAGTATTGTGTTGACGCTCCTTATTATTATGGAGAAGCAGATAATGATGACACACCAGTAACAGGGTTAGTTCATAATGTCTGGTTTGATGATATGGACGAAGATGATCTTACTGGTGAAAGGATTCCAAAAAATGCTGTTGATGATTCGACCATAGACACTAAGAAATTTTATAACCTGTTTGCTAATAAAATTGCTGAGAAGTTTTCAGAGTGCGATAAAAAGTATATTGTAAGACTGTATATCAACTGTTTTGCTCCAAGTGAAAATCCATATTTTCATTGTGATGAAGATGAGGGAGTAGATGCAAAAACATTTCTTTTCTATACTACACCAGGATATGATATTGATAATGGTGGAGAAACACAATTCCTTGTAGATGGTTCTTTTTACGGAATCCCTCCAATTCAAAATCGATTAGTTGGATTTCCTGCAAGCATTCTACATAAAGCAACAACATTCCGAAAAGGATATCGTTTTACTGTTGCTATCAAATACAATTTTACAGAGAAAGAATGACCGAAAAAATTGCTATCATTGGTGCAGGAAATGCAGGTTGTATCTCAGCACTTAATCTTCATTATCTTAAAGAAACCGAAGATTATGATGAATATGAAATTGAAATTTATCATGATCCCACTGCACCTATTGAAAGAGTTGGTCAAGGAACTCAAATAAATGTTCTTGAAACTATCTTTGATATCCTTGATTTAGATTGGGTGCAAAAAAATTCCATTAAAGCAACAACTAAACACGGTATTCGTTATAAGGGATGGGGAAAAGAGAATCACGACTTTTTTCACCTCTTTCGTAATGGTTCTATTGCAATGCACTATGTACCAAAATTACTTTCTCAGCAGGTTTTAGAGTCTGGTCTTTTTAATGTTGTTGAAAAGACCATTACTAATCCTGAAAATGAGATTGATGCAACATATATTATGGACTGTAGAGGGGGACCAGATGAGTTGGACGACTCTTATGATATTTTGACAAATCCTATCAACTCTGTAATTCTTGCTAGAAAAGAGGGTGCAAATCCAAATTTATTGTGGACAGAGCATATTGCAACACCAAATGGTTGGGTATTTGTAATTCCAAATCACGATAGTGTTTCTTATGGTTACTTGTATAATAATACAATCACAACCAAGGAAGATGCTGAGAAAGATTTTGTAGAGAGGTTTGATGTAGAACCTAATGATTATCTATCTTTCAATAATTATGTTGCCAAAGATATATGGCGCGGTGAGAAAACTATTTTGAATGGCAATTCGTATTCTTTTATTGAACCATTAGAAGCAGTTGCATCTACTGTTCATCAGAATATCTCTGAATGTCTTTATGGAGTGTTGATTAATGATGCATCTAGAGAGGAAATGAATGAATCAATTTATAAAGAACTGATTCAAATTCAGGACTTTATTCTGTGGCATTATAAAAATGGATCAATTTATGATACTCCATTCTGGAATCACGCACAATCTTTGCAATATACAAATAATAATGGACTAATAGAGCACATTCAAAAGTGTGTAGAACTTCCCAATATTATTAACTCTGATAATCTTAGTGATGATTTTGAATATGATTGGGTGCCGCATAGTTTCAAAAATTGGTATAATAATGTTGGTAATGCATGAAACGAGAAATATTTCCAGTAACTATATTTCAATCTAGAGTAGATGGAAACGAGATTCTAAAACAAAATCTAGTTCAACCTATACTAGATTCTACAGATGAACTAGAAATACCTGAAGACTGGACTACTAGTAAAATTCTTACTTCTTTCAATCAAGAAAAAGATTTCATCGAGAAAGATAAAAATATCTTGCTGAACATCTATCACAATACGATTGATGAGTTTTTTGATGATCAATATGGATTGCATTTCACTGATCTTTGGTATAATGTGTATCAAGATGGCGAGTATCAAGAAACACATGATCATCTATACTCTAAGATAAACCACTCTCATTTCTCGTTCATTCATTTTTTATCCTATGATAAAGATGAGCATCAACCACCTGAATTTTGGGATCCTCTTAAATCTATGAGGTATTTGAGTCTGGAGATGAACTCAAATAATTGTGGTGAAGTGTATGTTCCAAAAATTGAGGAAGGAGACTTGTTGATGTTCCCTTCATATTTGCAGCACTGTGTACCACCTGGCAAGGCAACTGAAAAACCAAGAATAACAATCTCATTCAATGCAATCGTAACACTATACGGAGACGAACGCAGAGTCTACTGAGTTGATCCAGTTCCTAGACTGTCCACAGGGTGTCATAGTGGATGATTCTCTGCTATACTCTATTCATACCAAACAGGACTAACGTGATCACCCTTCGCCCCCACCAGCACAACGCTCTGGAAGCGATGCAGAACCACGCCAAAGGTCAGGTTATCATCCCTACGGGTGGTGGCAAGACTATTTGTATGATCGAAGATGCTAAAGCACGATTCGATTCTGATGGTCCTACAAGGATTGTTGTAGTTGCTCCTCGTATTCTTCTGGCAGCACAACTCTGCAAAGAGTTTTTGGAAGTCATTGACAACGCTGCTGTGTTTCACGTTCACAGTGGAGAAACCGAACACTTTAGTAGCACTAAACCTGCTTATATTGAGAGGTGGTGTAAACAAGCGTATCGAAATCAACTGATTTTTACTACATATCATTCGTTACACCGTATTCAGGAGGCAGGACTTGAGGTCGATACGATCTACTTTGATGAAGCGCATAATTCTGTGCAGAGAAACTTTTTCCCTGCTACGGAGCACTTTGCTGCTGATTCTGGTCGTTGCTACTTTTTCACTGCTACTCCTAAGCACTCTGTTACTATTTTCAAGCCAGGTATGAATGATGGGGCAGTGTATGGTCAGGTAATTTGTAATGTTTCTGCTCCTAAACTTGTTGATGAAGGATATATTCTTCCTCCAAAGGTAGTTGTCAAGCAACTGCCTCAAGGTGACTTCAGACTCACAGATTCGCAGAATTTGATTGAGACTATTGATGATAATTCGCTTGATAAAATTCTGATTGCTGCACGTTCTACTAAGCAGATTGTGCGCCTAGTTTCTGATTCTGATTTCTGCCTTCAACTTGAGAAGCGTGGTTACCACTGGATGTATATCACTAGCAAGACTGGTGCTATCATCGATGGTAAGAAAGTATCGCGTGAAGAGTTTTTCAAGACTCTGAATCAATGGGGCACAGAAGAGAACCGTAAGTTTGTTGTTATGCACCACTCGATTCTGTCTGAAGGTATCAATGTGAAAGGACTTGAAGCAGTTCTGTTTATGCGTAATATGGATTATATCGGTATTAGTCAGTCAATCGGTCGTGTAATCCGTCTAGGAGGCGCTGAGAAGACGTTTGGACTTGTATGTGTGCCAGTCTATGATAAAGTGGGCATTGGCACTGCTCGGAGCGTTCAGGCGGTTGTTGATACCGTATTTGAACAAGGTGAACCCGCTATCTCTATTATTCGTCGATGATTGATTTTAATACGTTTCAACTTGATCGTTTATCTAAACTCTTAGAAACGATTCATGATTACACTGATAACAATCTAAGGTATCCCAAAGCAGGAGAACTTGTAGAGAAAGCACTTGCTGAGTATAGTAATGGTCTTCTCAAGAGGGTAAATCTTCCTGGCATTGATTTAATTGGTCCTAACGATACATCTTATGAGTCAAAGGTAACTCAATTCGCCAATAAATCACAGATGGCGGTGAGAGGATTGATTCTTAAAAATCGACGTGCTGCTAAAGATTATGAAGACAAACTTGCAGATTACTTTATCATCACTGATGTGAAAAAAGGTAAGGCATGTTGTATTCCTTCCTCTGATCTCTATAATTTCAAAGACACTGGTGCAGTGATGACTGCCAGTGCGGATCCTGAACTTTCTGACTTTTTCCTCACTGGGTTCAACCACCTAGAAGAGCGTGAGCAGGTCCGCGATTACTTTAGAGAATCTGAAGATTTTGATCTGTCCTTCATCAGATCGATCTGATGTGCTATACTAAGAACGTCGAAACAAACCGATTATGCGCTGCAAAGTTCAACTCTACGTCGCTGGTAAAGTCTTCAACGAAACTGTTGAGGCTCGCGACTATCAGGAAGCAAGGCAGGTAGCACTTGCCCGCAATCCTAATGCAACTGTTATGGGAGTTACTGCCACTTTCTGATGGGATTTCTGAAACCTCACATAGAACGTCCTGGGATTCTTAATCCCAAACCTGGCAATCCTCTGGGTTACTGTACTAACGATGGTATGTGGGCAGCAATCCCTTTTGGAAAAAAATTTATCATCATACATAATGGTGAACAAGTCAAAGTTCTAAACACCTACAAACAATCCATCGATTTCATCAAAAATCAACTGAAAACCACTAAAAGAAAAAGAGCAAAATGAGTTGCACCAAACAACAAAAAAGACGTGATGCACTTGGTCTAATGATTGAAAGTGTTATCAAACCCGATAGTCGTCTCCGTGGTTGTGCTCACAACCAAGAGTGTTTTTATGAGTTAATGGAGTGGAGACAGGAAATGATTGAATATCTTGAAAAGAGACGTTATGAGGAGTCTGAGTGACTCCTTCGCTCATAATAATTGCAGTGGCATCATTCTTCATTTTAACTAATGATAATGTTGCCGCTGCTTTTTACTTTGTGCTTAGGTTAGCGAGAGCAAACATTAAACGCCAGATCTGGTGGTTGTTTAACAATCCTGCCAATCCTGTGGTAAAATATATTGTTTACCGTCGCTCACTCAAAACATCCAAAGAGTTGATAGCGGAAATAAATAAAAATAACGAAACATAAACTTATGTTATCTACTGCCTATCGTCTTCGTCTTGAATTTATTTGTAAATGTATTGCTAATGGGGAAGAAGTAAAACTTGATGATATGGTTTGGGTACAGAAACTTGCCAAAGCAAATACTACAGCAAATGAAATGCTGAAGAAAGCGCGAAGACAATCTTCACAAGATATTCAAGAAGGTAGTATGGATGATTTTATGAATAGGATGGGATTAGGTGATCCCGACCCATCCAATTACAAAACAGGATTTGATAGCGCAGAAGATATTAGAGATTGGTTTCAACGTGATAAACCTGATGATTGGAGGCAACGTGATTGACAGATGAAAGACCACATTCCAGATAATATCAGACAATATGCTTTCACCTGTTTTAGTGTATTGACTGAACGTGAGAGAGCAGTTATACTGATGGGTGAGGAAGCATACAGAGAATCATTAGATCTTGAGAATGATGATGCTCCTTGCTGGAAAATGGATTCAGGTGAAACATACGGATTTGTTGGTTGGAATCCTCAGTGTATTCCAAGTATTGAATATATTGTATGGAAACTTGACCGACTACAAAAAATTATATCAGGAGAGATTAAAGGATGAGTGAATTTGACAAGATTACACCTCAAACATACATTGATATGAATAAAGAGTTTGAGGAAGAAGGCACTATGGTAAGAATAGAAGTTCCCACACAGGAACAGATTGATAAATGGAAGCAGTGGAAAGTTCCAGATATGCACGAACGAACTACACCAACACCAGATATGGTTCAAGATATGTGGGATGCTATCGGAGGAAGACCTGGAGAAAAGAAATGAAAATCGGACCAGAAGTGAATAAACCAATCGTATTTGGTAAAGTAAAAACTGTTTATCAGGGTATAGAAGATGAAGAAGTTCTGATTCATTATCACGATAAAGTTACCGCAGGCAATGGTGTTAAAGAAGAAAACTTCAAAGGTAAGGGAAAACTTACTGCTGAAATTTCTTCTCTGATTTTCAAAGAATTAGAAAAAGCAGGAATCAATACACACTTCATTCAGTCTGCTGGACCAGGAATGATGCGATGTAAGAAGGTTGCAATTATTCCTATTGAAGTTGTAGTTAGAAACATTGCTGATGGTTCTATTGTAAGACAAACAACGATCTCCAAAGATACTGTATTCAATCCACCTCTGATTGAGTTTTATTTGAAAGATGATAGTAAAAATGATCCTCTTTTGACTGAAGATAGGTTATCTCTGATGGGATATAAAAATCTAAGTCTAATCAAACAATATGCTAAAGAAGTAAATACTATTGTCTGTGATCTTTTTAATAAAATTGGAATTGTTTTAGTTGATTTTAAGTTGGAGTTTGGTTCAACTGTTGAAGGTAAGATTGTTGTTGCAGATGAAATTAGTCCAGATGGATGTAGATTACGCAACTTAAATAATGAAAGTATGGACAAAGATTTGTTCAGAAAAAATGAGGGTGATATTATTGAAGCATATACACAAATACTGAACTCATTAAAGGAAATTTGAATGAAATTTAAGGCAAAAGTTTATGTTAGATTGAGAGCAGCAGTTGATGATTCTGCTGGTAATGCTGTAAGGGATGCTTGCAGCAGACTATCTGATTTGAAAATGCAAAAATTGAGGTTGGGTAAATTGATTGAGATTGATTTTGAAGCACCTGACAAAGAATATGCTGAAAAAGAAATTGAAATGCTCAGTGATAGATTATTTGCTAATGTTGTGATTGAGGATTATGAATGGAGTGTAACATCAAACGAATCTAATCAGGAGAAAAACTAATGGGTCCTATAGTTTTATACAGCAACGGTAATCAGGAATGTGAACGTGCTAGAACACTTTTAGAAACGTTAAATATTCAAATACAAGAATATAAACTTGGTAATCACTTTACAGAGAGATCATTTGTCTCTGAATTTGGTACAGAAGCAGAATATCCACAGGTTGCTATTGGATATAAGCATATTGGTGGATTAAAAGATACACTACACTTCTTTCAAGAGAATAACTTGCTATGAAACCATTAGTCCTTATTGCTTGTTTATCACCGATAGCAATCATTTGGATAGTAATGAAATTAAGTTTGTGGATTTTCGCTGTTAATCAAGAACAGAGTTATGTCAGATCCGAATCTAAAAAACCACACGGACCTTATGTGGCGGACGCATATGCGGACGTTGATGAGGAGGAAGAAGAATATGGAGATCGCACAGATTATAGATGATGTTCTTTATGAATACTACACTGTAGAAAGGAGTTTACCCGTTCCTAATTGGAAATGCAAAACAAATCCTGATTGGTGGATAGAATATCTTAAGGAACTGGGTGTTGACCCAAACAATAGATAGTGCTATAATACGTTCGTAAGAACCTCACATAATGGACTACAAACCCTATACACCAGAGTGGCACCGAAAGAGGTACCTTAAAGAAGCTTTAGACACGTATTTTGATGACTATGTGGATATTGAAATTATCCGCGAAGACATCTATGATATTCTTCACTCACGAGCGAATGAAGCATATCAAGAATATGATCGTGTAAACAAATTAGCACAATCCCTTAATGATTAGTGTTAAATTTGATAGATAGTTAAAATAGGATAATCGAATGTTTTTTCTTTCAAATCCACCAGTTTATTTTTTACCAGGAACTTGGGAAAGTGTAAGCACCAGTTTGTATGATCCCATTTTTGGATTAGTTTCTTTCTCAGCAGTTACTTTATCTGCTGTTGCAATTTCTATGATGACCTTAAAAAGATCTAGGAAAAAAGCATAATGGAAGAAAGGAAAAAGAATGAGATTCTGTGGCAACTCCATACAATAGGAATGACACTCAGTGAAGATTATGAGTTGAAACACTATAATTGCTTTAATTATGGTGAGAAAAAAACCAGTTTTGAAAAATATGTGATAGAATACAACCATCGAAATGAATCCGATGGAAACGATCAAACCTGATGATCCCCAATACTTTGAACAAACATCATACGACGATTATGATCGCCACCAATACAAAGTTGTAAGCAAAGGTGGTGAGAGTGTCGTCGTTGATGATTATATGGCGGTACAGGAAATATGGTGGAATCGAGGGAGATTTATTTCACACGTTGAAGTTCTTGACAGGAAAATTCAAAATGAAACTAAAGGGTTCAAATGAGCACTCAACCGAGGAAGAAATCTACTACAACTCCGAAAGCGAAGGTAAAGACCTCAAAGAATACTGGCAAAAAGAAACCAACACAAAAACTCAAACGGAAACAACTTCCGACTGAAGAGTTACATCCATTTTCAGAATTTCCTTGTCGATTAGAATACCAGGATGGAAAAGATCACAGAGTCTGCCACTTCCAATGTGAAGAACACAGAATCAAGCACATTGCCAGATACAAACTCCGCAAAGGAAGTTACTTTACCGACACCCTTACCTAATATAATGATGTTAGGTGCTGTTCTACTTGCCACATTAGGTACTATTGTGTTAGGATACTTCAAGGGCAATATGCACTTGCTTACTGTACTAAAAAACGCTAGGGAGTTTTATTCATGACTACCAGACAATTTACATCTTCCAGAGGTGATACTTGGGAGTGGGAAGAAACACCTGAAGTTATTGCTGCCGTAGCACAACTTCATCAAACTATGAAAGATACTAAAAATCGAATTGCCAATCTTAAACTGAAAAGACCTCATGAAAGACAAATCAATAACGGTTGAAGACTACGAAAAGTATAGCGGAGAGTTCTTCGACAAATACTTTTACGTTGCAAAACAACTAGGTGAAGGTGCAAAAGCAGAGGACATCCTAAAAATTATGGAGTCTCTTGGTGCTGTTGTAATTAAGAAACGAGCGGAAGAGGAAGGTAAAATTGGACCTTTTGGTTTCATTCGTGATAACATCGAATCTAATAAAGATGGTGTGCCTCTAGTTGATAAACCAGAGGATGTATATCCAAACACAGTAGCAATCTATGATGAAGAATCTGGAAAATGGGGATGTTATGAACTCGGAGATTAAAGTGCCCGAGGGTGCTGAACTTTTCGATGAATGTTTCTACGTTTGGGAGACACGTTTCGGACTCTACTCTTCAATGACTACAAAAGGTCGTGAAATGTTGACAGGTGCAGTTAGAGATAACGTCATTATGATGACACGGTGGCATCTCAAGTGTGAGCAAGAAGGTTGGCCTGAGGGTAGCGTTCGTGTGGTTAATTCTGGTGTTGTTAGTGGCAAATTGTGATTCGTAGATTACACGTTTGGTTATGGACTGTTGTGATGGAACTGGAGGATATATTATATCCTTGGAAAACATCACAACCTCCATCTTGGGCAGTTGAAAGGCACAATCTTCCTGATTCGTATGATGATGAATTGGATCATATCCTTCAAAAAGAGTGGATCAAAGCACACGATCAAAAAATCAATAAACTTGAAGAAAATATGATCCTTGCTTTCAATCAAATACATAAGTTGCAGATTGATATGGAGACTGACAAGTAATGTATGAAGAACTAAACTGTTTTGAAGAGGCATTAAAACACTTCGGAACTAGGGTAGAATTTGCTATTGCTATGGAAATGGGTAAGAAATTATCTGCTGAAGAAGCATATCAAGTAATCAAAAGTGAACTTAAAGAACTCAAATCCTGTCGTAAACAATTTAAGAAAGATGGATGCTAACATAGGAATCAGTGATTCTCTCAAAGTTGAACAAAATCAAGACGGAACATTTACCCTTGAGTGGGATAAGAATGATCCTCAGTGGAATTTCTTGAATGGATTGACAAGTAAAGAAATCACTGCTATCATAGAACAAGCAATTACAATGGAGGAAAATGGACCTCTACCAGAAGGTTGAACAAGTAATTCAAAATCATATTCTTGAACATCAAGAAGAAGTTTTCAAAGCAAAAACTTTGTTGAGTAAACTTGATGTTGCTCGTTGTAATGCGCCCGAAGTAACTCCTAAAGATTGGGATGAATTTTGGGAGGATGTATCTTCCGATAAAAAAGTTGTAGCAGCGGACGGTTATTCTGTCCACTATTATGATTATACTCGTAACGATCCCAATCGTACAAATCCATTTACAATTCCTGATTATACCGAACTTCCCGACTAATGGCACTTTCCAAACAAACACTAGATAATCTTCTAGAAGCAGAATCACATATTCGTGCAGCAATCAAATCTGCTGCGGTGAATGAAACTCCTCTAGTTGTCAAGCAACTTTCACAACTTCTAATGGATATGGAGCAGTGCAAAAAGTTTGATGAAATTTTAGATTTATTGGAAAATCGTGAAGGTGGCAGTAGTGGTAAGTTTGGACCTTTTTTCACTGACGATTAAAAAGTGTAACATAATCCCAAAGAGAATATAAAATTACTAACTAATTTGTGTTGAAATGCTAAAATCAATTAGTAAAGGGAACTACCTATGACTCTTCCATCTGAGGGCAAAAAACTTGATAAAAATGAGATTTCTAGCATCAATAATGCAATAAATGATGCAGGAATCCAACTAATACACCCACAAAAGATGGAAGCTTTTGCAGATTATTTGGTTAGTAAGTTAAAAAGTACACAAGAAAATGAGACTTCTTAGTGTTATAGTACAATAAATAGTAACATCGCTTTACAAAATATGCTAATGGATAGCATCGAACAACACATCGCAAAGGATAAAGAGATCCTTCACGATCCTACAGTATCTCCACAAATGCGCCGACACATTGAAGGTGAATTGCACGACTTAGAAGAGTATGTGGAGCATAATAAAAAAGATATTGAAGCAGGAGATCATCACGATCCTTCATATCTTGAACTTTATTGTGATCAGAACCCATCAGAACCTGAGTGCTTAATTTACGACGACTGAGTGTGACAGTTGAATAAGTGGCACATGGGGGGTTTCTGACCCCCCTTTTTCGTGTATATTAAGGAAGTGGAGGGGAGACCCGACACAACCACCACGAGAGGCATACACCAATCTAAGAGGAACGACGAACTGTTTCCGCCTCTCACACACATTTCTTTATTATGGGCACTCGTTCTCGCATCGGTATCCAATTCAGTGACGACTCTGTTCTTTCTGTCTACTGCCATTGGGATGGTTATCCTTCTTTCAATGGTAAAGTTCTCCGTGAGTTCTACGATACGAAGGAGAAAGTATCGGAACTGATTAACGGTGGTGACATTTCCTCTCTGCATACAAATGTGGGTTGGAACAATGAAACTTTGCCTGAAACTGGTCCTCAATACTATACTTCCCGTGGTGAATCTATTAGGGAAAATGCGCCACGATATGATGAAAGCATCTTTGATTTTCTTGAAAAGGAGAACAATGAAGAGTATGCTTACATCTGGACAGTCAACAACAAATGGGTTTGCAGGAAGATGAATCAATTTGATGATGATAAGCAACCTGAAAAGGTTGAGATCCCTGAGGGGACAGTTGCATAACTGGCACTGGGGGCGCTGAAACGCCCCTATATGCCTCTACAATACGTCCATACACAACAAAGCAATGGGAACTTCCTTCGCTGACTTCGCTGCCACACAAGACGCACGAAACACAATTCAACTCAATGTCCGTAAGTACGCATTGATGTTGTGTGATGCACTTGAACTTGATTTTAAGACACATCATCCCAATTCTGATCCCTACAAGTTCTACATCGAGACTGGTCGTAAGTATCACAAACTAATTATGGAGACTAACAGTCAGTCTGCTAGTGTTCATGCCTTTGTTGACAAAAAGACTGGTGAAGTTTACAAACCAGCATCATTCAAAGCACCTGCAAAGATTGTGCGCTACAATCTTCTGGAGATTGCATCCCGTGAGGAATGTTTCTCCCGTGCCGATTGGGCAGGTGGTTACCTTTATATTCGCTGATGACTAGTAAAGAGAAACTTTTATTCGTATCGTCCTTTATCTGGTTTATGCACTGGGGAACATGTCTAACATCAATCATTGTGGATACGGTTATTCTAAAGTCCTCTGTGAGGATATTACCTCTTGGTTTGTGAATAACTTCTTTCCACGGCACAAAATCAATGTCACTGTTTTACATCGTGGATTGAAACGTGAACACGCTCTGGGTTACTGTGATGTGATGACTGATGTGGAAGAGTATCCACATAGACCGCGCAATTTCTTGATTGAACTTGATACTTATATGGATAGTGAAACATATACAAAAACTCTTTTACACGAACTGACTCACCTGGCACAGTGGGTCCGTGGTTCGCTGCGCCAGCGTTATGGAAAATTGTGTTATTCACTAGAACCCGTGGAAAATTACGACTATTTTGATCAACCACACGAAATTGAGGCTCGTGAGCAAGAAGAAATTCTATATGAACGCTACTTAAATGAAAAACAAGTGGTGCCAGCTCAGGAACCGTCACAAGGATGGTGCAATCGTCTGTGTGGTGGCGCTATGATTACAAAGTAATCGCAAGAGACCAATGCTCAAAAAACAAGTCCTAAAAGTTGTGGGTGAAACCGCAATGACTGTTGATCATAATATGGATCGATTGCAGAAGTTTGAAGTTTTCTGCCGAGTCTGTGACGGTCTCTTGAATGATGGTAGAATTAGCAAGGCACAACACTTTGCTTGGACGGAGGTTTTCTGATGACACCTGAAGAACAGTATCGTTCACTCTACGAGAATATGTACCACCTTTGTGAGGAGCAAGGGTGGGGAGATCCATTCAGTTATGCACGTTCGCGTGAAATTCACATGGCAGGGATCTTAGGTCATCGTATCGCTGATGATTACAGCGGTGCTGATGCTTTTGATGATGATGGTGGTGCAGAGTATAAGTCAACCATTGCAGATAGTATCAACGCTACCTACAATGGTATCAGTGTTCAAGATACTTGGGAGGAACAAGAACGCTACTTGATTGAAGATAAGATTGGTAAGTATAAGAACCACTATTATGCACGTTATGAAGGTGGTAAGATTGCAGAACTGTGGAAACTTGATTGTGATGATGTTCTTGCAATCGTTCTTCCCAAAGCACAAAAGCAGTATCCTAAGAAAAAGAATGGTAACGCCAAAGATCCCCGTATTGGTGTTACAATCTCTAAGAAAGAGATTTATGCTGTTGGTACCTGTATCCTCGGATGATTATGGACTCTAAAGAACTTATGTACTCGTCAGGTAACAATGACGAGTGCTACACTCCCGACTATGGTGTTACTCCAATCCTGAAGTATATCCCAAAGGATGCAAAGGTTTGGTGTCCATTTGACAAGGCAGAGAGTGAGTTTGTGAAGCAAATTTCACAGACTCACAGTGTAGAATACTCTCACATTGATGAGGGTAAAGACTTCTTTACCTATGAACCATTTCACTGGGATGTTATGGTTTCCAATCCACCATTTACAAATAAGCGTAAGTTCTTTGAGAGAGCATTGTCATTCAACAAACCATTTGCGTTGATTATGACTAACACTTGGTTGAATGATTCTGCACCAAAACAGTTGTTCAAAGATAAGGATCTGCAACTGCTGATGTTTGATAAGCGAATGAAGTTTCATTCTCCTGATGGTAGACCAAACGACAAGATTACATTCAGTAGTTCATACTATTGCTGGAACTTTCTACCACAGCAAATTATTATGGAGGAGTTGAATGTGCCAACTCGTAAACTGGCACAGCGAACGCGCAGCGAGGCAGTCCTGCCTGTATGATTATTTCAGTTCAAACAAAGGCAATGATTCGCCGCCACGCTACCGTTGAAGACTTTCAAAACTGGGAGAGCAAGGCAAAGTCAATGACCGTTGCTGAACTGATGTACGCTGCTAAGGAGTGCCGTGAGGTTGCTTCTCTGTGGCGTGGAAATGATCCTATGGTGGAAGGGTTCTATGATGACCAAGCATCCACTTACGGAACTGTCCTTCGTCGTCGCCAACTGGCGGCACTCTGACCTATACTAACTTCAGTTCAAACAAACCAATGAACGACTTCCTGACTGAGATCCAAGACGCTCCAGGTGAGATCTTCGACATTCCTGAAATGCAAGATCTTTACGATGAAAAAAAGTTCGACATTGAAGAGTATCTGAACGCTGACTATGACTACTGAATTTGCTGGTAACTATCAAGGTCCACTCTACGCTCCACATCCAGACATTAAAAGGAACAAAATGAACTCGAAGCAACTCCAAGAACTCAAAGCAAACTACGCCAGTTTGATTGTGGATGGTATGGATATGAGAACTCTTGAAACTTTTGCTATGGAAATGGTAGAAGAAAATATGAAAGATTGGGACGAAGATGATGTTAAGCAAGAGATTCTAGAGTATTATGGTGAAGAAACTTGGAACGATATGAATGACTTTTCCACTGAGAGTGGACAATATAGCATCAGTGATCTGGAAGCAACTGCCCCTGATTATGGAGTGGGCAAATGAACGTTCAAATTACTGACATTGAGTTTGATTGTTCTCTTGATGATTCTGATTGGGGTGTATCCGATCAGATTACAACTGAAGAGTGTTTGAATAGAGTTTATGTAGGACAATTTTGGGAAGCAGATGATGAAGAAGATTTGATTGATGAGATCTCAACTGCATCAGGTTGGTGCATTAAATCTATTAACTATCGCCACGTTCTGAAATGAAAAACTTGCATTTGCAACATCCTGAAGATTCTATTCTAATGGGTGATCTGAGTGTCCTTGATTGGTTCACTCAACCTGCAAATGTTTCGGTGAAGATTGATGGTGCTCCTGCTATTGTATGGGGCACCGATCCTGCTACTGACACATTTTTTGTAGGTACGAAAGCAGTTTTCAACAAAAAGAAACTGCGAATTGCACACTCCCACGAAGAGATTGACCAGCATTATGTTGGTGAAGTGTGTGATATTCTCCACGCTTGTTTTGATTGTTTGCCGCGTACTGATTGTATCTTCCAAGGTGACTTTATTGGGTTTGGTGGTGATGACACTTACAAACCTAATGCAATCACCTATGTTTTCCCTGATCTTGTAATTCAGAGTATCATCATTGCTCCACATACAGTTTATGTTGCTGAGAGTGATCTTCGTGATGCTGTAGGATCTTGTATGGTTCTTACACCTAAGAGCACTAAAGATGTTCTGTTCGTTCAACCTGAAGGATGGCAAGAAGATGATAAGTTTGATGATATTGTGCGCTTCGCACGTCAAATGTCAACCACTGTAGAATTTGCCAAGACTAAGACACAAGCACGGAAGATTGAGAAGGTTCTGAACACTTTTATTAAAGTTGGTGCTGCGCTTGACCCAGAGGCACTGGCAGACGTTGCCGACTGTGATTTGAACTTAATGCGTTTATGGAAACTTGTGAAGGTGATTAAGGAGGATAGATTGTCACTTTGTGCCACATCTGGTGGTCCTAGCGCATACTTAGGCAAACGATTTATCGGTGCAGAGGGTTATGTACTGACAAATGAGTATGGTTCATATAAACTTGTGAAACGAGAGGTATTCTCCCGATATAATTTCAATCACGGTAAGTTCTCTGTGCCAGTTGATTAACTGTCCACCTTGGCCGCGGCGATCAACTGATCTGCCCTATACTGACTTCAGTTCAAACAAAATGATGAACTTTCAACCATCTTCTTCTGGAGATTATGTTCCTGCTTTTGACATTGCTGGACAGGTTCTAATTGCCTCTCTAGTCAATCAGGGCAGACAGCAGATCGCTCTATGTGAACTTTACAAGACTTTGGGCGCTCAAAGCAGAGCAGAGAAAACTTCTGTTCTGTGGGCAGTTCGCCGTGCAAAAGATGCTAAGATGATTAGCAAAACTGCACGACGTTCAGTTTACGAGGTGTGCCACTCCTAATACTGGCACACTTGGCCGCGGCAACCGTGGCAATCTGCTCTACAATGACATTGTTCAATCAAAGGCACTCTATGACTGATGATCAACGGATTGAAATGATTGAGGAACAATGCGAACATATCATCGCATTGTGTGAGACCTACGTCGAAGGTGACTTGCTTGAAGACGTTGGTAACATCCGTGCTCTGTATGAAGAGTATGGAGAATGGTTGGATACCTACAATGGTATGCCACAATCACCTGAAGAATACACCACCGCGTGGTGCCCTAACCTAATGGAGTGCGACCAATGATGAACCAAGATCAACTGACTGAAATGCTCACTCTTAGTGAGAACATCCAGGAAATGATCAGCATTGCTGCTGAACTCTGGGAACTGAGTGACTTTGAAGAAACTGCACTCTGTGGTATCGTTGCTGATGCTTTCGCAGACAAAGGTATCACAATGGAGGCACTAATCTGATGAAGACCACTACTGCTACCTACAACATTCGCATTGAGTATCGCGATGGAACTGTTGAAGACTTCAATCGCACAATGCCAACAAAACCCACAACACACAAGGGTATTGTTGCACAGAATGATCGATTAGTTCGGTGGGTTGATAAGTACGTCGGTCGCCGTGATTGCATCCGCCACACTGTAACTCCTCTTTTTTCCTGATTATGAACTACACTCTCAA